GCTCTTGTATATCTTTCATTAACAAAGCTCAAAAGACCTTGACCTTCAGAGTTAGTCTCTTCTGTATTCTTGATATCGTCAAGAGTAACTGTCTTATCAGACAACTCAGGTTTCATAATAGCCATATTGTTCCTTAATATCCAAATGTTTTATCTGCAATGATAATATTTCTATGATCATTGGTCATGGGATTATAGTCCCAAAGACTACTTCTAGGTCTGCTCATAACCCCATATCTAACAGCATCGTAGATGTGATCTTCACCTTTTGTATCTACGTCTTCTGGATTCTTTTTATCCAGAGCGATTGTTGGCAACTGTGCAATTGTATTGATACAATTACTAGTTATAACCATTCTTGGCTGTTCTGTAAAATTATCGATCTGTAGTCGCCTATGAATTTCATTCTTACCAGCGACTCTACTACCAGCACTTCTATCTGATGGTCGCCACCTGCAACCTTTGATAATCATACGCTCCGCAATCGATGGGCCTGTGTCACCACGCTTATGCCAACAGCTACTATCCAGTACGCCGTACCGAATACCACCATCATTTGCTTCAAGTTTAAGTACCATGTCTGCCAAATCTTCAGCTAGTACTTTAGTTACATATAATTCTCTGTAAATTACTAGTTGTTCAGATGGTGTAACAGCAAACCATACAACTGCTGTGTGACTACCATAACCATAGTCGCATGCTCTAAACTTAGCCCAATTGCCCGGTATTTCAAATGGTTCAACAACATGGATTGTCCTATTGAATTCTGGAAATGCTGCACCTTCTGCTACGTCCCAGCTACCTTCTAACAATTGTTTACGCTGATGCTCAGGTAAAGACAACAGCATTGTCTCATAATCCCCAGTTTCCGACAGATACGGGTTATCAGATAGTTTTGCAGGAATAAATCTACGTTTAAATAGCGGTTGTCCCTCTTTACTATGTCCTTTTGGGTATACTAATACTTCTTTAGTATCAATATCTGTAGCCCAAAACGCTTTTCCATATGGAGAAGGGTCAATAAACATCTTCTTAACCCAAGCATGACCGGGGCCACCGGGGTTAGTAGTTGCTCTCATGTAAATTGGTAGGTCTGATGCAGGTGTTCTCAGTCGAGAACGCATATAATTCCACGCAAATGGGGTATGCCACTGCGTCAATTCATCAAAACCAATCCAACTAAACGCCAAACCCTGATAACGAAGCACATCTTCATCTCTATCTAGGTATGACATCCACAATCTACCCCCGTTAGGGTGTTGCCACTGCATCTTTCTCTCTGACCATTTGATTCCGGGGAAGATTTTTGGGTAAAGTTCCTGACTTTTCCAAATCAGTTCACGCAATTCCTCGGTGGTATGGCGCAACAATAGACCTGAGAACTGAGGATGAGCTATATATCTCATCGGATCTGTCAACATTGCGTAACTTTTGCCACCACCAGCAGCACCACCATACAAAACTTCACGTTCTGGTGCGGCTAAGAACCAAGTTTGTGGCCCTTCATTGGGTACAAAGATGACAGGAGCACTATAACTATTTGAATTTACTGACAATTCCGAAGGTTGCTTTAAGGATTCTGTACTCTTCGCTGTCGAAGTAGTTATGACCACCTGTGTTCCCGAGTTTTTTTTCGTACTCTTCTGCTTTTTCGAGGGCTTCTTTGTACCTCCTAGCAAGGGATTGGTAGATGTGATATCTTTTTCCATACAGTTGTTCTGATTTAACCCTTAACCTTAGTCCACCGGGAGATATATATCTTCCTGTTTTAGCAGATAACCACTCTGAAACATCTGCAAATGAATACTGCTTTAGATATTTTTTAGCTTCCTCTAAAGCATTTAGCTCCAACGGTATTGGAGCTAACCATCCTTCTCTCTCACTCAACTTATATCCGAAAGGAATCTGAGATTTGATCTTTGGGATCTCTACATATTCCTTTTTATTCTTAGGTTGAGGCAGTATCCATTTACCAATACTCCTGTAATTACTCGTCTTCATTTTCTTTAGCTGGCAAAACAACAACGCCACCAGTAGATTCTACCTGAACTTTGTCTGTTTTGACAAGACCTGCTCTATCCAGCAAATCTTTAGCAGCATTCATCTTTTCTTTCAACCCCAATTGAGTAGGATCGTTAATACCGCTAACCATAGCAACAGCAGCTTTAGGAGCATTGTTTGCAATATAAAGCTGTGTCGCAGCAATGATTTCTTCTTTCAAAGAATCTGTAAGTTGTTTAGTGCTGTAACCGCTAGAAAAGCCAGCAAGCCTTTTAGCCACAGCAACATCGCCATCAGCCTCTTCAAATAGCACTGATAGGAATCTTTGTTGTTGTTCAGTAAGTTGCCTAGCCATTATTAAACACCTTCTTCTTTAATACATTTAGCAGCCATACGTAATGTTGGCAATGCGTTAAGTTCTTTAGCCAAACTCATCATGTCATCGTTGGCTCTTGCCCTACACTCTTCCTCAGACTTATAAAACTTCTTAGGGTTTTCCTGAAAGATCTGACATTGCATACTAGTGCATACGATGAGTGAAATCCAAAACATTATTGATTACTCGCAGGATCGTAATACTCTTCAACAGAAACTGTTACGTCCATTGTACTGCCAGCTTCAGGAGTAATTACAATATGGTCACCAGCATTCAGTGCCAAGTATGCACCACTGAGCATAAGATAACTATAGGCAGATACTACATATCCACCAACAATATAGTAAACACCGCTAGAACTAATATCGTGCCATTGGATAGAAACAGTCTTGTTACCGCTGCCTCTATTGCAAACAAACATAAGCTCAACTTTTGCCGTATGATTGGGAGGGCAGGTATATACAGTGTTGGCAGACCCAGCAGTTAGGTTCATGCCTACACTTCTAACTTTGCCACCATTGATAATAGCCATTATTTCTTTTTCACTTTTCTAGCTTCTGACAATGCAATGGCAATTGCTTGTTTGGGATTCTTAACAACTTTACCACCTTTGCCACTGTGCAGGGTTTTGTCTTTAAACTCACCCATCACCTTACCAACCTTAGCTTGTTGCTTCTTAGTCAACCCACCCTTGGCATAACCAGTGCTTCCCAAGATTTCTTTGTATTGATCCATAAGAGATTGTTGTTCAGAAAAAGTAATGTCTTTCTTACTCGCTGCCTTTTTCAAAGCAGCAAGAGCTTCTGCTTTAGAATATTTAATTGGAACATCATACTTTGACATCTTATGTTTCCATGTAATAGTCTTTAGCTTCCCATGCCATGCAGCTACGCAAGTCATGGCAGATGAATTCAAACTTGTGGCAATACCCTCTACCACCAGCACTTTCATCAAACTTGTTAAAAGGAATGGAGTCCATAGCCTCATTCATTTCAACAGTGTTGTTGAAGTATTCACAGTTAGAACACTTTTGTCTTCTTGCTTCAGCTTCACTGGTCTGCCAAGCTTTAGCCATACCCTGCCAATATTCAGCATTCTCATTAGGCTTCTCAGAAGGAACTTCAGGACCAAGCTTCCATTCCTCAATCACCATTTTGGTGTTAACCTCATTGGTGGCAGCATCAACAATCTTGGGAATAATTGAAGGGCATTCGATAGTTGGTTTAGAAAACAGAGCCATTAGCATTTACCCTTTTTAGCCATACCACCCTTAGCCATAGCCTTCTTAGCAACAGGCTTCTTAACAGCACCACCTTTAGCCATAGCCTTCTTAACCATACCGCCCTTCTTAAACTCACCAGCCTTTTTACCAGCTTCATAATTTTTATATTCAAGCTCATTGGCTTTGTCCAAATACATATTACGAACATCTTGAGGGAGAGATGTATCTTTTGCCATCTCACGATATTTCGTAACTTTTTGTGCGTCCGTTGTTGCCATAATTATTTCTTTCCAAATTTTTGTTTCTGAGACTTGGGAGGTTGCTTAACACTACCACCAGCAGTCCAAAGCTCCTTATCAGCCCAATAAGCAGCACTGAGTTTACCTTTAGCAATGTTCTTAGCATGCCTCGCTTTGAACGAAGCCCTTGCTTCAGGAGAATAATTGTGACCCATTGACGAATCACCAAAGTGGATAAGTTTTACCACATCCCCATCTTTTGCCAAAACCATTTTTTTCTTACCC